CTGTTTTAAAGTAACATTTTGGTAGAAAAAACTTTTTCCATTTGGTTGAGGTGTTACACCTGCATTTACAACAAAACTATATGCTTTACCGTCATACTGAGTTGAAAATCTTGTTCCTGCTGGTATAGTCATATCGTTTGCACTTGGATATGTACCGTCTGCATTTCTTACGTTATTCATAGTTAGGTCAATGATTGCTGTAGAGGCAGTTTCTGAAGCAGGGACGAAACCTAAATCTTTTGCACGTGATACAACGTTCTTTCTCATCTGTGCGGAATCTAAGAATAGTTCTGAAGCAGCTATATTTGTATTTACTGCCCCGATATGTGATGAATACGCAAGTAAGTCTATTAACATTGAAAGTGTTGAACCTTCAAAGTCATAATCCTTTAGACTATCTTGTCCTTTTAAATAACTTTTCAGATTTTGACTTATATCGTCAAAGTCTAAATCAGTTACATTTAGTGATGAACTTTTAACTGCCATTTAGTGTCCTCTATCTTGCCCTGTTAACAGTGAAATCTAGTTCCTGCCCTTGGGTACTATTCTTTATGTTGTAGAAAATAGTAACGTTCATTTCATTTCTATCTGATACGTCACCTAGTAAGACTTTTACATTTTCTACTCTTGGTTCAAAGTCTTCTATAATCTTTTGAACTCTTTTCGCAAGTCTTCTTACTTTCCTATCTGTGTTTAATTCAAAAAGTTGATTTCTCAACGAAGACCCTAGACTCGGTTTAAAGGGTCTTTCATAAAAGTTAGTTAGAACAATATTTCTAACTGCACGTCTGATAGCGTCTGTATCATATTTGATAGTAACGTCACCAGTAACTGGGTGTGGTTTAAACCTAAAATCTATATCTGCGTATAGTTTTGATTCTGCAACGTTTTGTCCCTGTGATTTTAAGTCTGCCATACTTCTATTTATACCATTTACGCATCAGGAATTGAAGAATCGTTTGTCTTACCTGCGTTAGCACCAGTACCAGTATCCATAGATGTTGTTTTGTGTTTATGAGTCGCAAGAGTCGGTGCGTTTCCAGCGTCTGTTGATACGTCACCAACTGAATGTGTTGTTTTAGTAATGTATACTGTACCGTCAACTGTTAAGTTTGTAGTCATAAGTGTTTCAGGTGAAGTAAATGTTGTATTACCAACCACGTTTGCATCTAATGTTCCGCCTATGTTTGCATTTACATTCCCGTCTACCATTAAATCTGTGTGTCCTGCTACATAGATATCTGCATTACCTGTTGCTACTGCGATTCTAACATTACCTTTTTCGACAGACACGTCTACGTCACCACCGACAATTAGTTTATTGTCTTTTGCAACTACAGTATAATTATCATTTACAATTCTAGTTACCTCTGAACCGTCAGGGTGTATCTCATGGAATGTTCCACTCCTATGTTCGAGTGCCATTCTTTCTACACCAAGAGTATCGTCTATCTCAACGATATGTCCTGACTCTGTAGTCATGGATTTGTTATATGGGTATACTGGTTTAGCAGGTGATACTGGAAATGCCCATTCTTCGTCTACTACTCTTTTCTTTGTATTGTCTGTAAAGATTTCTTTTGTGTTTACGTGTTTTAGATTCTCAACTTTATCGTCTACAACTTTTGTAAAACTTCTATGTGTATATGTTGCGATACCTGTTGTGTTATCATTTAAATCTGAAGCGTCATAGTATCTTGGATAGTAAGGTAAATCATCTTTGGTAAGTTCTACTTCTTCTATTGTTGAACCTGTTCCGTCATAGTTCAGCGTGAGAGACTTGACGTGTTTTGGTGCGGTATCTAATGCAGTAGTCAATCCAAAAGTTCTAGTCCTGTCATGCGTAGGTGTTTCCCCGTCTGGCGTCTCAGCATAGTCTGCTACTGTTAATCGTCTTGGGTCATTGAATCCGTCTTCAATCTTTCTCTGTATCAATTCGTCTTTGATTGTAATACGAGAACCCTGTGCAGGCATTCCAGCTGCTACACCAAGAACCACTGGGTCTTGCATATAGTTTTCGTCTCTCCAAAAACCGAATACCGTAGACCCTTCTACGAGACCGTTACCTCTTCCGAATCCTGAGAGTCCTGCTTCTGTTGTTGGAAGTATTACTTGCGCCCATGGTAAATCAGGTGTTGAGATTTGGTCTTTGATATGAGTATGAACTCCGTGTACACGCACACGCACACGGCCAATCTTTAATGGGTCTTGTCTATCTTCTACTATTCCGTACCAAAATTTCATTACACTATCCAACATACAGGATATACACACCAATATGGATTAGCGAATCCTAATAACCATAAGATTAAAATCCACAGTGGTATCTGTATCCAAGTTTTTCCTTTTGACCATTCTCTAAACTGCAAAGCGTATGGTGCTAATTTATTAAATAACCACTTACTCATACTTTCCTCGGAGCTGCTGTATTATCTAATGGTGTGTAGTCTGCAATCTTCTTAGCATAACTTTCTTTTACACACTCAACAAAACATTTTCCTACCTTATCAGCAGGAACACCATTAACACATATGTCTGTAATCAAGTATCTATTGTCATTCATTTTATCTGAGATATCCACACCACCCGTTGAAGATTGTGGTGGTGGTATATCTAATTTTATAACTGTACCTACACTTAAATCTGTTCTCATAGGTATTGTGATTATGATTCTATTCTGTTGTAGAATCTCTAACATTGCTCTACGTTCTAATTTACCTGAGTCAACTTTAGCAGACCAACCTTTAAATGATTCTTCGGTATCTAACTTATCTGCATTGTCGAAAGAATGCACCATTTTAGTATCATAGATTTTTAAAGAGTCATACTTGTAACCTAGATTTGCGTCAACGTCTTTCTCTGTAACTGGCGGAGATACTTTTGCGTCCGTTACATTTTCTGTAGTAAGAACTTTTTCAAACACTTCATTTTCGTCACCTGTTCTGATTAGTGGGTGACCTGATAAATGATTCTCTGCATTTCTATTAAATAGTTCGTCAATAGAATACAAGTCTATTTCGTCAACCTTTCTTATTGGGTCATAAGTTATTTGTGTTGACGCATACGCACCACCAACCATTCCTCTTAATGTGTCTGCTCTTTGTGGTATTTCTATTTGTTCAATAACAGTATTAACACCACCTTCAGCATTTGCGTCTACGTCTTGGGTTTCTGTATCTGCCTGTCTTGAACCATATGAGAATGTAAGTGGAAACTCTTCCTGAAACATTTGGTCGATACTTTTAAAACAGAATCCACCGTTCAGTGTTTGGTAAAAGAACATACCGTTTCTGTATACTGCCTTATCTTCTAATCCTTTATCTGCATTGTTGACTGTAAAGTCTATAAACTTATCAATCGTCCAGTTAGGTACAACCATTTGTTGGTTTTCAGGTTTTGAATCTTCCCAATGAACAAACTCGTCTGTTTGCATATGTCCTTCATTGATAAGAACGTTCTGTAACATTTTATCATATGAACCACGCATGACTCTAGATACTCTAGTATTTCTAACAGTAAACATGCGTGGGTCACACACTTTTAAAACGTAAGATTGTGTTGCTTGGTCTATCCTGTTGATTGCATTTATCTTGTAGACTTTCAAGTCTCTATCTATGGTAAACTCTTTGGAAGCTTCTTCTCCCATACCTTCAATCTGTTTAACTGCAACACGTATGTATTCGTCACCAGTAATTTTAAAATTCTTTAACAGGTCAAGACCGTCTATGATATTGATATCACCTGTGACAAACTTATTATAGATACTTTCATAAAGACGAAAAGATAGGACAAGACCCTGTATGTCTACAGACTCGCCTTCTTGGTTTACTAGATTAATTGCGTCAATGGTGAATACACCACCCTGCATGTTTTTCTTTTCAGTCATTATGCACTCATTACACGTTCAAACTCAGATACAACTCTTCGTATGAACTCAGGTCTGATAACTTTTATCTTTCTTCTCGCTTCGTTGTCTTCGTATTCTTTTTCGTAATACGTTCTTGGTTGATAGGTTCCCGTAGTATTGTTGTTATATCTAAAACCTTTATCTATTGCGTCAGGGTCATAGTAATATGCAACACCGTCTTGTCCGTCTGCTACACTGCTGGGTGTAAAACTCTTAGTGCTACTCGCACCCGTAACCGCTTGGCTGGCCACAAATTTATTGCCGTTTGTTGTTTCTACTAAAATTCTATTGTAAGTTGGGTCAACCTTTAAAACTTTACCTTTACTTATTCCTTGAGTTATATCTTCACCAATTAAAAATTTAGAAGTCGAAGATACTATGTCCGTACTCGTAGACGCAACTAAAAATTGGCCAGGGTATGAAGATTTCATATGATTTTCAAATGTAGGAGTATCCATATACCAATCATAGTAATTAGTAATATCATTCGCAAGGAATATTGTCCAGTGTAAATCACCATTACCATATAACTTACTTGCAACCACATCAGGTCTTTCACCTTCTTGTAGTTCATAGAATGTATAATCAATTACTTGATTAAGTTGTGTTCCTTCTAACTTTGCTTTACGAAAGAAGTCTTTGATTGTAACAATCTTTCCATTACTGAGTGTGTATCTTACTTCGGGAAAGTTCTTAAATAGTTCGTTTGCCATTAGTCTCCTCTCGTCCTTCTATCTGTGATACTATAATCAGTAGGTGTAATACTTTTGTCACCGATTGGTGAGATAACTTGGAAGTTCTCTTGAGTAACAATTTTGATTTCTGTAAAGTCTAACTTCATAGCAGACTTTGTTGGTTGTCCGTTTTCAAAGAAACCTAATTCTGTATCTCCGTGTTGAACATCACAACCAGTACAAACCATAGGCATAAATCCGTCTAGTCTTTCTGCGATTGGGCCATCGAATGATACTTCAAACACATTTGGATAGTTAAAGAAGTTTTCGTTTTCTGTTGTCTCTGCAGTTCCATATGTATCAGGTAACATTGCAGTTCTGAAATAGTACATAATTTGTTGTACCATATCTGCCTCTTCTTCTGAACGTGGATAGAATTCATACTGGAATGAGAAAGAACGGAAACCTATTCCTTCTAACATTTGTTCTTCCATTGGATTAACTGCTCGTCCAGCACTAAAGTTCAAGAAATCTCCTGTAGCAGAATTCATTAGTTTGTTTACGGCAGCTCCTGCCATGTTTTTGACTTCCGCACCAAATTGTTCTAGTGAACCACCTTCACCAAAGAAGTTTCCTGTCTCTCCACCGTCAAACATATCTGCGAGTCCACGAATACCTGCACCGAATCCTTGAGTCTTATAGTTAACTGTAAAGTTACTTGCTAAATGTTCAGGTCTAACGTACAATGCTATTTCTACATTATCTTTCGATAGTAAATTCTTTCCATTCTTCCCGTCTCTTGCTTCACGTGCCCTAGTTTGGAAGACAATGTAGTTGTCTAGTTGGTCGTACAGTGGATAAATTAAATCTATATCTGCTTCTGAGGGTGTTGACTTTGCAACTGCCTTACCTTTGTTTCTTGCGTCAAGGTTTTTCTCTAATGAAGACCTTCTTTTCTCTAAAGTTCTTTTAGCTTCCTCTGCTTGTTCACCCAATTGGTCAAGTACGGTTGTCTTGTCAATGTTTTTGAGTTTGGTCTTGATACCTTTTACAGACTCTACAGCGGACTTTGCTTGGTTGACTTTGTCTAATAATTTGCCTATTGCCATAAATACCTTCGTCTTAATAATTAATTGGTAATATATCTATTTATGTCTTACAGTGGAAAGTTTAAACCGAAGAACTATAAAAAATATAAGGGAAACCCTACGAAAATCTTTTATCGTTCATTATGGGAGCGTAGATTCATGGTTTACGCTGACTCAAACCCCAATATCATTGAATGGGGTTCAGAAGAAGTAGTCATTCCTTACATATCACCTCTTGATAGAAAACCTCACAGATACTTCCCTGACTTCTATATTAAATATGTAAATGCTTCGGGACAAACTGTACGGGAAATTATAGAGGTCAAACCAAAGAAACAACTTAAACCACCTGAACGTCCAAAACACAGAACTTCTAAAAGATATCTCATGGAAGCACAGACATATGCAGTCAATCAGGCAAAGTTTAAAGCAGCTGAATCATACTGTAAAGAAAGAAGATTAAAATTTAGAATATTAACGGAAGACCATTTGACTTAAATGCATAAATAGTTGTATGGGACAACTATTGGACGATTTACAAAACGAGAAACCTGCTGAACTAAGAGCAAGAAGTATCGAATCCATGAACTGGTTCCGTAATAATTTAAGACAGATAAGAGTGCGGTCTACTTCCTTAATGGACGAATTTGATACTGAGGGAGCGCTTCAACTAGGACAAATGTATATGTTCTTTTATGACGCAAAGACGCAGGACAAACTCCCATATTGGGACTACTTTCCTTTGTGCATTCCTATTAAGAAGTATAAAAATGGTTTCATGGGATTGAACCTACATTACTTAGCACCAAGATATAGAATTAGATTACTGGACGCTATGTATGAGTATATTTCAGAAGGTGTATTTGACGTGAATTACGCAATGGTAAAGTCAGTCGGAAAACTAAGGTGGGCAAAACCATGTATAAAACAATATCAATATGGATACTTTAAGAGTTACATAAAGAAAGTAGAATCTGAATATTATGATTTAATATCCATGTTACCAACAACCAAATTTAACGTGAATGCGAATACAGTATACGCAGAATCACTAGGAAGAATTTAATGGCATTAAGAGATTTAGTAAAACAAGGTGTTTCCAGTTTTTTAAGTGGGGACGATAAAGGAACTGGAATTGATAAGTTCAAAGCGAACTTTGATATCGGTGCAAGAGCAAATAGATTCCAAGCAGACTTCTATGGCCCAATGGACATAGCTTTAGAAGGTTTACGTTGTGATACTGCTTCACTGCCAGGCAGAACAATAGAAGGAACCATGTGGAGTGAGTATGGTCAAAAAAGGTCAATGCCTCACGCAGTAAATGACGGTGGTGAAACTACGTTCTCTTTTTTCTGCGACCAAACATTTGCTGACAGATTATTAATCGAAGCATGGCAGTCCTTAGTATACACTGCAGGGGAAGGTAATCAACAAATGCCTACCTTTGCATACTATAAAGATTACATAGGTGAAGTTCACATAACACAATACAGGGTTGACGGTGGTTCAGCAATGAAATATAAGTTATATGAATGTTATCCAAAAGCTTTTGACGCAATGGCATTAGACTCAAACACTCCTGATAGTATATTGAAGTTTGGGTGCACTATTGCGTATCGTGGGTGGGAAGTAGAATATACTCAACCACCTGAACTATCAGGACTAAATAAAGGAAGGAGAGCACTTAATGCCGTCATGGAAGGACTATCAGTCGCTTCTAGATTTGGTGGCAAAGGTGATAGACTTCTGAATAAACTGACTTCACTGGATACTAATCTTGGTAAGATTAATAATGTATTCGGTAGAGGCGGTTAATATATTATTAGAGGATAAATTATGGCATTACCAATACAGTCGGCACCTACGTATACGTGCGTGCTACCAAGTAATGGTCAAGAAGTTAAATTCAGACCTTTTCTTGTTAAAGAACAAAAGACTTTAGTAATTGCGAAAGAGGGTGAAGACCAAAAGAGGTCACTTGATTCTATCAAGTCAATGATTAAAAGCGTAACTGCTTATCAAGAGAATGAATGGTTGGACGTTGAGAAACTTCCAATGTTCGATATCGAATACTTGTTCATAAAAATAAGAGCGGTATCAGTTGGTGAAACAGTTAAGATTAATCTGACTTGTCAAGAAGAAGAGTGCAATGGTACAGGAGAGGTTGTTGTAAATCTAGACGAAGTACAAACAACTAAACCTGAGGGCGTAGAACCCAAGATTATGATTACTGATGAACTGGGTGTTGTATTGAGGTATCCTGATTGGAACACAATGGAAAGTGTACAAAAGATATCTCAACAAGAACAACCAATTGAAATGTTGAAGAAGTGTATTGTTGAAATATTTGATGCGGAAAATGTATATACTACAGATGATGTATCAACTAAAGAACTAAGTGAATTTGTGGACAACTTAACGTTCCCACAAATAGAAAAACTTGGTGGTTATTTTGACGATATGCCGAAAGTGTTCTATGACGCTGAGTATACATGTAGTACATGTAATACAAAGCAGACTCGTACCATGGAGGGCCTCCAAAGTTTTTTTTAATTTGCCTTTCTCATGAAAGTGTAGTCAATTATTACAATACTAACTTTCAGTTGATGCAACATCATAATTATAGTTTACACGAACTTGAAAATATGATGCCATGGGAAAGGGAAATCTATATCATGTTACTCTTGCAGTTCTTGAAGGAAGAACAAGAAAGGCATAAAGCAGAACAAGCGAAAATGAAATCGCAAAGGAGATAAACATGGCAGATAGAGACCAATTTTCGGGGGACATGAGTCGTAACGAAGTCGAGATAGACTTAAGTAAGTTTATGGAGATGGTTACTGAGAACAATGAACTCAAGCAGAAGATTTGGGAACTGGAACATGACGACAAAAAGAACCCATGGCAGAAATGGATATTTCTAGCAAAGACAGTGGATTCATGGAGAATATGGCCAAGAGCATTCTTGAGTGTTTACATATTCTTAATTTATTATGTTGTTATGTGGTTCTTAGATTTAGAAGCACCCACAATGGAACAGTCGGGTCTTATTAGTATTCTAGTTGGTGCTGGGGCCGCATGGTTCGGACTATACGTGAACAGTGCAGCTAAAGAACACGACTCTGACAATCAGAAGAAGTAAATAAATGGCAGACGATATTAACAAACAGATAGAAGAGGCGTCAGCGTCTCTTAAACCTGCATTCAAAAAAATTGTAGATTCTCTTAAGGAAAACAATAAAGAGATAGCTCTTTCAGCAGCTAACTTTAGAAATTCCTCAAGAGATTCTTTCAAGGGTGCACTCGCAGCTCAAAAAGTACGAGACACTCTTGGTATGGTAGCAGACGGATTGAAAACAGGTGAAGGTCAGTTAGGTAATATCAATTTTGCCGAATTTAAACAAGTCAATGACGAACTAAATGACCTAGAACAGAAACGTGCTGATAGACTTGCGACAGCAGAAAAGTCAGGTAACGTTCTAGGTAAATTAGATTCAGAACTTAATAAACTCAAAGAGAAAGAAATCCAAGGTGCCAAAGACGGTACACTTAGAGGTGCAGCTCTCAACAAACTCGTTGAAAAAAGAGAAGCGTTAGAATCAGAACGTGCTAAAAAAGCAGGTGAGATTACTGCAACATTTGATAAAGCAATCGAATCTGAGAAAGCGAAAAGAGACGAATACCAAGACGAACTTAATACAATGCTTGACGGTACTTTGAATGATACCGCTTCAGGATTAAGTGATTTCAGTGACGGATTAAAAGAACTTACAGGTTTCGACCTTATGGATACTTTTGATTCTGTCGTATCAAAGATAAATGGTGTTGGTTTACTATTTGGTAATCAAGACTTATTCGGTGACGTTGTCGGTGGATTACAAAATCTTGCAGGTGGATTAAAGACAGGAATAGAGAATGTAAGTGCTGGTATCATGAGTGGACTCAAAGCAACTGGAACTTATTTCGGTGGTCTTGGTGAAACATTCAAAGAAGGTGGACTCAGTGCAGTAACTGAACAATTGAATGGTGACCTAGGTAAAGTTTGGAACAGCATGAAAGAAGGTGCTGGAAACTTAATGGACGGTCTTAAGAGTGGTTGGAGTAAAGGAGTTGAGTCAGCTAAAAAAGGATTTATGGCTTTTAAAGCAGGGTCAATGAATCTACTTAGAGGTTTTGGTTCATTCTTAGCTTCTACTGCAACACTACTAGCAGGTCTTTTAGCTGCTGGTGCGTCACTAGTCGCAACTGGTGTATCAATGTTGGCAGCCGCTTTAGGATTATCAGTCCCTGCATTATTAATTGGTGCGGTTGCATTACTATTACTCGCAGGTGCAATTTACCTGTATAATAATTCAGAAGGATTCAGAAATGTTATCGATACAGTAGTAGAATACTTCATGGGTATCATAGAAATAATAGGAAATATCTTTATGGGATTCTATGACTTCTTTGCTGGACTCTTTACTGGTGACTTCGATAGAATGTTCGGTGGTCTTTCAGATATCTTAGGTGGTCTATGGGATTTAATACTAGCACCGTTTAGAGCAATCGGTGATTTCTTTAAGAGTATATTTGGTGTAGACATAGGACAAATACTTTATGACTTCGCACGAAAGGTTCTGCCTGGCTGGATTCTAGATTGGTTAGGTTGGGGTGAAGGTTCAGACCCACCACCACCAATGAACCAAGAA